TTGGCGTTTTCATCGCCAATTTCGATATCTCGAAAGCGTGTTTGAATTTTGCCATACAGATCTTTGGCTACTTTATCTAAATTTGCGTCCATGTTATATTTATGCTTAGTTACTGGAAATGAATATGGGTAACGGTGGTTCCCATTCGTCGTTAAACGTGCTGTCAACACTTAAACTTTCAAATACCTTAGGATCCCAGTCTGCTAGAATAACGCTCATGCGTACTATTAGCAATAATGCTGATACTAAGTCATCATGTTGCCCTTGTTTTGCTTTAAAACTAACACCCGATGCAATAAATGATTTTAATTCGCTTAACAGTATTTTACTGTTAATTTTCATCTTGTCTTCTTCAATTAAAAACTTTAATCTAGCACAAGCTGAAATTTTACTGCTAAATGTAGTATTAAATCCCTTACGGAACTTACGTACATGTCCTTTACGAACTGGCTCACTTACAAACAATCCTGGGAATGTTTCTTCACCAATGTCTGCAATAACTACCAGTGCCGCTTCACCTACTGTGTTGTTTTCAACTGACCAATAGATGTTGTTATTGTAGTCAGCACCGCACTCATCTTGTATATATTTCAACACATCTCTAAATATTTTAACCTGCTGTTGAATTGGGGTTATGTTATGTTGCCATTCTGCTACTTGTGTAAAACTAGGTAGCTCGAACACCTGTATACCAGCATAGTCACCACCTGTGCCTAGACTTGGATCTAGTGCTACTAAAAATAATGCACCGGGTGTTGGCTGTTTATACCATCGAACTTGTCCCATTTTAAATTGAGGTTCTCTACCAACAAGTTCGGCTAATTTAATACTGTTAACTAGTGTTTCATCAAATACTAAGAATTCACAACCGTATTCTCGACGGAAGCGTTCTTCTCCAATGCGTCCTAGCTCATTCTTCTTCCATTGATCATCACGATCAGGATGTTCATGCCATTCTGCACGGAATCCGTGGAAGCCATTGCGGCCTAAACCGTCTAGTCGTTCGTTGCCAAACTCATCAAATGAATCTTTACTTTCTTTCCAAATAGTAGCAAATGTATCTTCGTCACTGTTAGGTGTTGATGTGATAATTGCCTTACCACCAGTTGCTAGTGTTGGAGAGATTGATGTCCAAAACTCTTCTGCAATGTTTGGCTGTACAAATGCAAACTCGTCACAGTATAGTAAGGATATTGACATACCGCGACCAGTGTTGCCAGTAGTAGTTGCTGATACAATACGTGATCCATTATCAAACTCCATTGACCCTTTGTTGTAGTTAGTTACACCACTACGGATATAATCAGGGCATAATTCATATCCGTATCTAATACGTTGCATAATCTCTTGAGCACCAGTATACTTGTGTGCGGCTACTAGAATAGTCTGGTCTGGATGAAACATTGCAAACCATAATAAGTATCCAGCGGCACAGGTTGTTTTACCTGACTGCCGTGGCATCATATTAATATTAAATCGATAATCGTGGTAGCTGTGTAATAAGCGTTCTTGATACTCAAACGGCTCAAATTTTACTTTGCCCCGTGTAGGATGTTGAATGTGAAAGAAGTGTTTAACAAAGTACATATACCCTTCAACGGGGTCAGAGCACTTTAACAAGTCTTCAACTTGCTGTTCGTTAAATTTTTCTTTCTGGTGTGCCTTTTTGGTTAAGACACCGTCTAATGATTTTGCCATAACTTTATTTACACAAAAAAAGGGCTCCAGAGAGCCCTTTTTGATACTGCTGACGAATTCTTATCGTAGTTTAACTTCTTGGTATAGATTAGCTAACTGTGCAAGTAATCCTTCGCTAACGCCTGGTTGCATTGGATTTCCTCCGCCATTAACTTTTTCAGCTTCGGCGCCTTTGCTTGATAAGTCGTCGCCTGTTGATAACATTGCATCAACTCCAGCTGTTTGCTCACCTGGCTCGTTAGCGTATTCTTCTGTACCAATTACCATTGTAGCATCATCAGAATCGCTTGGCTCAGCATCGCTGCCAGCTTGCTCAATATTTTTTAAGATTGACATTAAATCACGAATGCCGCCTGCGCCGCTGCCGTTCATACTAACATTCATAGTAACGTTATCTTGTTGCTTAGATGCCGACATCCCGCTAGGCATTGACATGCCACCGCACTCTTCCATTCCAGCATCAGCATCCATTGGAGTTTGCTTATCTGTAGGTTGAATGTTCTCATCCAACTCTTTCATTTTTGATAGTAAATCTGCAAAGTTCATATTATTTTCCCTTAGGTGATGTCTTGGCTAACAGTGCATCATTTGTGCCAGACACTTGTTCACCTGCATGTTTAATTTTGTTTAATTCTTTCAACAAACTCATAGTGTGTTTGTCACCAACTACCTTCTGGCCGTCAGCTTTTGCTTCGTAATCTTTGTTAAGTAATGATTCACCACTTTTTGTATCGTGTTGGTGATTAATTAATTCTTCTGCTTCTTCCATCGGTGTTCTTACTTTAACACAGTCTAAACTGCATCCGCATTTTTCTGCGACTAAAGAGCGAACAGTTTGAGAATTTGTTGGGTAAGCTGTGCAAACATCAAAAATAGTTACGTTGGTGTTTTTAACATTTGGAAAGTCTGAATGTGTTTCAGCAATAGGTAAGCGTTTGCCTGCTGAGCACTTTTCTACTTTGTAAGGAGCAAGAGCTGATTTGATCTGCTCGCCTGCTTTTTCGTAGTCGCCAGCGAGCTTTACTTTAAATTCGTAAACTTTCTTGCTTTCTGTTAAGTATTCTGTAAATGATTTCATGTTTTAATCCCGATACCTTATTTATTCATATTTTTAAGTTTTTCAAGCAAACTGTTGCGATCAGTAACAATAAAGCCTTCGCCGCTGATATTAACACTGTCGTCTGTTTGGTTTGCATCTTGATCAAGTTTTTGCTTCTTAAGCTGTAGCTCAATCATTTTAAGTTTTTTGTCAATTTTAGCAGATTTTGCATCAATAGCATTTTTAAGCATACCGCCTGCAACTTCAAAGATACGACTTGAGTAACGTGCTTCTACATTCATGCCTAGATCCATTAGATCATCGTATGCGTCAGTAGCACGTTGAGCTAGAGCGTCTAACTCACTATCTGCGATATCTCCTAACCCTTTAACTTGTGGTAAGGCAGCTGAAATTTTGTCAAATTCATCCATACTTCGTAAGAACGCTTCGGGCTTTTCAGCTTTTTGTTTTTTCTTTTCTTCTGCTTTAATAATGTCTTTACTAGCAGGAAGATTCAATAGGTCTTCGAGTTTTTTCATACTAATACTTATGCAGTTCCGTTGTGAAACAAATCATTTTCGTTGAGCACTCTGAACTTAATACCCTGCTGTCTGCACCACGCAGTAGCCGCAGTCCACTTAGCTTGATTTTTAACAAACTGTGCTTGATTATATTTGTTCTTGCCCACACGCTCTAATATTTGCTGGCTTGCGGGTTTAACTTCAATTAGTTCTACATGCATCTTGTTATTTTTATCCACATACTGTATAAAGAAATCAGGCACATAAATTGTCTGACGACCTGTTAGCGGATCTCTATAAGGTATGCTTATAGCTTCACTTGCCCATTTTTGTACACTAGGATTGGTATCGCAGAATCGCATGAAACTCCACTCCCAAGAACTTCTAAATGTTGGCATCTTTGTACCAACATACTTTCCTGGTTGTGACATAGTAAATTTTCCACGTGCAAATTTGCTAGCCATTTTATACTAAAACATTTCTACTTTCGTAGTCATCTACAAGAGGAGCAACTCGATAGCCTAGTAGACTAGTTTTTTCTCTGTAGGAATTTAATACTTGTGCTACAACTTGACTTAACTGTATATCTGTTAATGTTCGCATTGTGTCTAGTAATTCAAAAACATTTATGTTATCTTGTCTAGCTTGATTAAGAATAACAATGCCTGTGCTTCTTGCACTTTCAGTATCAAATCCATTCTTTAAAAAGAATCCAACTACTGCATCAATTTGATTAGATGGAAAACTAACCTGCTGTACAAAGAATTTGTCAAAGAAAGTTTTAACTTCTGTAGAAGAATCAGCTTGTGATGAAGGTTGTGATGGTAAATTTGTTGCCATAATTATCTCGTTACGTTAACCACAAGTGAACCAATATTCACTTGTGTTGCTACTACTACATTATTAGTTTGAGTTTTTACTGTAGGAAATTGAAATCCCTGCAAGCCTCCAAGCCCGCCAGTTTGAGTAATACTAGATAATACGCTCGATGCTCCTACTGGATTAGTAGGTTGATTATTCTGATAAGTGGTTAATTGTTTAACCACAGTGTTTAAGTATTCTTTTGCGTTGTTAGTAGTGTTGCCTGGAACAAATGACGGACTAGAAGACTGTGCATCTAACGATCCGGTTAACGGACTTGGTGTTCGATCATAGTGTTCAACTCCAAATCCTTCTGGATCATTTTCAGTAACTTGACCACTACCATAGGCTACAGATTCATACATGATCTGCATAGCGTTGTCGTGACCTTTACCTTCTTCATAACTTACTTTGTTATGATTCCAACTTTGAATGATAGGGTTACTTAATGTGTAGCTAACATACTCGTGTCTAGCCATTTGATAAATTTTAATATAGTTAAAGAACGGTAAAGTACTGCCGTTGTCTAAACCAAAGGTATTGTTAATGTAATCACTACTCTTAGTAGCATTACGTTTATACGCACCAGGATCATACGAACTAGTCGGATCTGCGTAGTAATAAGAGTAATAACTCTGCCATAATTGATTAATAATTCCCATGTTGTCGTCATGGAATATAATGTTTATAGGATTATATTTGTGTGTAGTCTGTACGTTTTTCTTTCGATTGTACTGATTGAGTGTTTCTACAGTTACACCAAAGTTAGGTAAGTCGCATGACTTAACCAGTAGATTAATTTCGTTTCTATGACGCTGTACTAGATTAATATTAGCCAGAGCCGCTGGGTTTATACCGAACGCTACATGGAATAAAAACTTATGCTTAGGTGCTAATCTAAACTGATCGTCCGAGAAGACGCGAGCGGCATGTTGCTGGTCGCGGAGAGTAACGTTAGAATCGTTACGTAAAAATTCGTTAGGTGTAAATGCCATAACAATATTTATCGATAAAATTAACTACGCAGTTTATGATTGTTCATAAAAAAGCTCACCTGAGTGAGCTTTTCTATTATCTTGAACCTGATGCTGTTGCCGCTGTACCAAGTCTTCTTGTTGATGGAGCTGCTGCGCCACCTGAAGTTTGAATACAGTTGTCTGGCTGTAGAGTCAAATCAATAGTTAACATTGTTTGATCGCCGTAGCCAAGGGTGTTATAGTTTGCGGCTGTAATGTAGCAACCATAGCATTCCCATGTTTCTAAAACACTCGGAGTGCTTGCACCATTACCACCGTCAAGCATTTCAACACGCATTAAGAACTTGTAGTCTCCACCGGAAGCCGCTGAACTTTGCTCAAAGAAGTCAAACTGCTTTTGCATTTGCTCACCAACTAGTTTGGATACTGCACCAGTTACATCATCACGTAACTTGATAGTCATTGTTTGCCAGCTTGGACGACCTGCGTAGTTAATCGTTGAGTTATAAACCATAAGTTTCTGGTTTTCAAACGTAACGTTTGGTCTGGCAGCGTCTTGAACCTGCTTGGTTAATTCTGTAGTTGGTGTTGATGTACCAAAGTTTTCAAACATCACTCTAAAGCGATACTTTAACTTGGGCATCAACATACCTTGAGCACTAGCCGATTGGTCTGATGCTAAAGGTACTGTAAATTTTGATAAACTTGCGATTGCCATTTTCTATGCTCCGTTATGTTATTGTGCTAGGCCTTGAATCTCACCAGTGTTTTTCAAGCGTAGTGGAATATAGATAAATTCAACTGCTTTTACTGGCTCAATCGCAACATCTAGATATAGTTCATTACGATCAATTCTTGTGGGTGTATTGTTTGATGTATCGCAAACTACGATGTAGTCATACAATGCACGTTGACCTACTAGCTCTAACAACAAGCTCTCAGCCGCACCTTTAATTTCGTCTCGTGTAATCTTGTCGTTTGGTTCAAACACATATGGCTTAGCCAACTGTGAGAACTGACGGCGTAGATAAACTACTAAACGAGCTACGTTAATACGATCTAATGAACTTGCGTTCAATGCACGAGTGTACTGTCCGTAGTTTACAAGACCTGTTCCTGTAATGAATGTTAATGGGTTAACTTTAATGCTAGCCAGTGTGTCACGTTGTCCGTTGTTTAATGCAACTGACTGGAACTCACCTTCTGCATCAACATAACCTACTGCTGAAGCGTTAGTAATACCACCACGACGTGTTCCAGCTGGAGCAAACCATGGATAACTTACGTTATCGCTTAGAGCAATAGTACGCAACATCATGTGGCTTGGCGGAACAACAATGTCGTTTCCTAAGTTATCACTTGTAAAGCCCCATGGATAGAACACACCTAAGTATTCATCGCTAGTTACTAAACCATCATCACCGTCTTCAACTGCACCTGCGTTGTTTGAACCCCAGTTGCTTAATGTTGTAGCATCTGCGGCTAAACGTGCCGGTGTGTCACCAACTACAAAGGATGTTAATCCACGATCGTAGTTTAATGCTTTTAATTCTGAAATCAATTCTGCGTAACCCGGGCAAGCAATTAAGTTAAACACACGTGACTCTTCATCACGGATTTGTTGATTGCTGTTAACTAGTGCTTGCAGAGCTTGGATAACAACTTTACGTTGTGCTTTACGTCCAAATGTACCTGCACCGTTTGTTTGGTTAGCACTAACTGTTACCCAACGACTTGTGTAGTAATAAGTCATTGCTTCGTCATTGTAACGAACGTTGTCAGCTGTTGTGTCAATATAGTTACGTACAAAACGCTTAACGTTAAATCCTGAACGACGTAAATTCCATAGCAACATACCTTTTGGATATAGTGCAGGATCTGGTGCGTCAAAGTCTAAGAAGTCACTTGCAACTAATTCAGCAATTGAACTTGGATCTTGGGTAGTGCCGCTAGTTGCCCAACGTGCATCAGCAAACAAAATTCCGTCTTCTGTTGTTTGATCTGTAGTGTCTACTAATACCCACTTTTGAGAAGCAACGCTGAACTTATACATTCTTGGATAGTTTTCTGTATCGCTAGTGTCAATCCACAAGTCGCCGTCTAACTTGCTAGTTGTGCTTGGACGTGTAGCTGATACAATTGGAGTGTATCCAACTCGTGCTGTGTCAACACCAGCATACTGTGAATCAGCGTGTCTGTAACCAACCCAAGTTGTTCCATTGTTAACAAGTACATCTACCTCGTCAACTAGACTGCTGTACCATAATTGGCCATCAGCGGCTTCTGTTGTAGGAGCATCGTTGCTAGCAGTGATATCAGCATACGGGCTCCATAAACTAGCAACATAATCATTGTAACCAGTAACTGGATTATCATAAAAATTAACTGTGCCTGTTACTGCATTGTAAGGAGTAAACAATCTAGTAATCGGAGTGCCTGTACCATTTACAAAGTAAATGTCACCTCCATCTAAATGACTGATTACTAATTCGCCGGTTGATGTTTTGCTAGCTGTAATTCTTGATGTGTAAGGATTACCACCTAGTGTTGATTCAGCTAGTTTAGCTGTTAGATTAGCAATCAGATCGTCAATGCCATCTGCACCAGTGAATGTTACTGTTAGCGGTGCAGTATTAACTGATTCACCTTTAACTGATTCACTAATTGTAAATGTATTGTCGCCTACTGTAGTAAATGTTACTCCAGAATTTGAAGTAATTACAGTTGGGCCTGCTGATCTACGTGCATAAATTTTAAAATCAGTTACTGCTGGGAAAGTTCCGTCTAGATCTTCAGCAACGTTATATTTTACATACAATGTGCCTTGTGCTAGATTAATACCGCCGCCAGTTGGGTCTAGACCCTTTAAAGCTGATGAACTGTTAGCGTAGATTGGAGCAGATTTTTCACTCCAGCTTGCTGTTAATGAACTGTAAACTTTAACTCTCCAACGAGCACCTAAGTTAGGTTCTGTTGACTTAATCCAAATTGAACCAGTTGGGTAACCACGCTCAGTTGCTGGATTCTCTGAAGTTTTAAAAGTTGGTACTGTAAAGTGTGGGCTAACTTGTGCCGCTGGTGCTAGGTAAATGCCTAAGCTAATAGTTGCTTGTGTAGCACCTGCGCCTGCAACTTCAAAAGCAGGACCATTTGAATATAGTTCTAACTTGTTGTTAACCACTTCTGCTGAAATACCAGTAGCAGATGTTCTTGCGTTAATTGCAGTTCTTAGAGTTTGCAATGCTAGTAACTTGTCTGTTCCAGGCAATGAAATTGTGTAATCGTCAGTCACTTCGTCAATAGTACCTACTGATGCAACGATTGTAAATGTAGCGCCGTTAACCAGTGCCATTGCTGTTACACTACTTGAACTCTGTGCGGCCGGCCAACTGGCCTTCCACTCCGGTGAACCAACTGCTACCCATGAACCAGCAACAGTACTAGTTAATGATTTCTTAAACCATAATTTGTAAGTATCGCTGTATGATGTAACTGCGTAATCACCAATGGCGCCAACACGTTGCTTTGGAGCATAACCGTTAATTGAATCAAGATTGGTAACATCAGTAACTACTGTTGGAACCTTATTGCTAAATGTTTGACCGCCTGTAACTGTTGCGGCAGCTGAATTCCACTGGAAAATACCAAAGTTGGTATTGGCAGTGTCAAACCAGTATTGACCATTTTCAGGAGAACCTGCTGGTGCTACTGCTTTAGCATCTAACTGTGATAAGTCTAGTGGTGCTCTAACAACATACGCACGATTGCTTACACCTAAATAACTGTAAGCGGCTTGTAGACCATATTCGTTTTGCTCTCCGGCGTGTATTGGGTTGTTGTTTGCATCTGTTTTAAAAACAGGTGTACCAAAGTTATCTGCTAAGTCTTTCTGACTTGTTAGCAAATATACCTTGCCAGCGTTAGCCGCTAGTGTACCAGGTGCTGTACCTGTTCCTGCACCATTCTGTTTATTTTCAGCAGAAGCAACAATGATAAGTGGTGTTGTTCCAGGTGCGGCAGGTGTATAGAAACTTTCATCTATAACTGATACGCTTACGCCTGGTGAGTTTAATGTAGCCATTCTTTGATCTCCGTGAATACTTGTTCTAATTGTATTTAGTGGTTTTTGGCTAATAGTACCTAATATACCCCATGAAAAAGGGATTGAAAAGGTGTAAATATGTTTATGAGACCATTATGCCAGTGCGGATTACGACCTGCCGCTGTTAACTACTACAAAGCGGGCAGGCCATACTATAGGAAATTATGCGAGGCCTGCCTTAAAGG